ACAAGGTCTACTACGAGGGCGGTAGTCCTGTTGACACGACGACAAACCTCTACCCGTCCGCGTCCAACCAGTATCTCATCAACTACAAGACCTTGTCAGCGGGAAACAACGCGAAAACCATTGTCCTTGCTCATGTCCGTGTTCAATATGTCGCCAGCGGTGGCGGAGCGAACAACCTCAACATTGTGGAAATCAACGACAAGCGCGTCTTCGTAGAAGGGTCAGCAGACTACCGTGTGCCGCTATCGCTCGGCACCATCACCAGCGGTGAAATCGTAGACGGCGGTGCGGAAGGTATCAACAACATAGCACACCTCAACGCCATTCACAACGACAACGGTGAACTTGCCATCACCGACACCGTGAATGTGCATTGGGTCAGTCATCCGCGCTACGGTGCGTTTAACCAATCACCACCGGGTTCGGGCGATGCTGGATACGGCCAAGGACCATCGCGCGGTGCAGACCGTGGCGGTAGCCACGCGGCTGACTCGTTCTACTTTGCAGGGCGCAACAACGAACAGACGGGACACTACGCTGTGCGATTACAGGGGCGAGGTGTTGACGCAACCAGCACCGCGCTAACAACAAACGGGGCATGGGTGTTGACGGCGGAGGGTGATTCATTCCTCATGCTCTCACCGAACGGTGGCGTGACCATCACGCTCAACCCCGAACGAGATGCAAGCGCGAACTACAAATTTCCCGAAGGCCACATCATTGAGGTGTGCAACGACGGTGCAGGCGACATCGTCTTTGACAACCAAACCTCTCCGAGCGGGTTGAACGCAACGCTCTCATCGGGACACCGCGCTACATTCATCTACGAAGGGACGGTGTGGGTTCGGTGCGATTATCAGTCAGCCATTATCGCCAACGCCCCTGCTATTGAAATCAGCGGTGGCGCGCCAGCCTTTGCGACAGGTATCACGCAAACAGAAATGACCGCGCTTCTCGGTATTGAGTCGGGTGCGACGGCTGACCAGTCAAACGCTGAAATACGCGCGGCAGTAGAGGCGGCTTCGGACTCCAATGTATTTACAGATGCAGACCACACCAAACTAAACGGTATTGAAGCAAGCGCAACAGCAGACCAAACCGCAAGCGAAATACGAGCATTGGTTGAAAGCGCGTCGGACAGCAATGTATTCACCGATGCTGACCACACCAAGTTGAACGGTATTGAAGCAAGCGCGGATGTCACGGACGCAACCAATGTAGACGCCGCGGGTGCAATCATGAATAGCGATGTCGCGACGAAAGGTCAAATCATCGTAGGCGATGGTTCGGGCGACCCGACCATATTGAGTGTAGGAACCAACGGTCATGTTTTGACTGCTGACAGCGCGGAAGCATCGGGTGTTAAGTGGGCGGCGGCTTCGGGTGGTTCATCATATACAGACGCGAACGCTATCGCCGCGGTTGAGGGAGAGGCTACGCTTGCCCTTGCAGGTGCGGTCACCGTTGATACTGATGTTTTCGTTGTGGACATAAGCAACGACCGAGTAGGTATCGGAGAGGCTTCGCCCGACGCAGATTTACATGTCACATCACCGTCAACTGGCAACATTTTCATTCTTGAATGCACAGACGCGGGGACTGCAAGCGGCCCCGACATCTCCATGATACGCAACTCCTCTTCCCCTGCCGCCAACGATTTCTTAGGAAGGCTTGTGTTCAAAGGAAAGGACCTTGCTGGGAATGTTGATGAATACGCTAACATCAAAACTCTATTGTTGGACCCTACTTCCGGCGGAGAACACATCGCCTACTTTTTCCAAGGTCTTATTGCAGGGACAAATCGTGCTTTTCTTGGATTGAGAGGGACAGGAGGAAAGAATGGTAGCGGCGCAGAAGCCTGTATCAATGAACATGGTATTGATATGGATTTTCGCGTTGAAGCCAACGGTCAAACGGAAGCACTCTTTGTTCAAGGAAGCGACGGTAAGGTGGGTATCAACAACAACGCGCCAGCACAAGCCTTGCATGTCAGCGGAACAATTCGTCAAACCGCGGCTACGAACGCGGTTTTGGTGGCAAACGCGAATGGCGATATTGTAGCGGCAAGCAACCTTACCGACGCGTCATTCGTTCCCGCGGGTAGCGGTGGTGCTGAACCATACAACGCCGGTGCGGGTGCAGGTAATTGGGCCGCTCCTCCTCCTGCCGATTTAGAAACGGCAATTCAAAGATTAGCGGCGGCAATTGCCCCACTCGTAGGAGGTTCAATACCATGATGAGTCTATGGGTTTTCTTTTGGATTGCGTTTGCTTTGGGCTTCATCACGATTTGGTTTGGCGTTCCCGACGAAGTTGACACCTTCATCATTTTTGAAAGCGATGAAGAGTTGCAACAGGCATGTTGGGAAGGACTACGAAAGGGGGTTCAATGATGGGAAAGTTGAAGGCGCGCTTATCTCAAAAGTGTCCGGGTTGCTACAAGGAAGTTCTCGCGCGACGGCTGGAAGGCCGGTATGTTAATGACAGAGATTCGCGTGTGCTGATTTGGGAGTGTCCTACCTGCGAAAGACTTTGGCGCGAATCAAGGCTGGTCAAACCTAAATTCAAACATCATGGAGTTGAGCAAAATGGGTAAGGGAGAAAGTCTTGAAAAACCCAAGAAGGGCGGTATGGTCATCGTCATTGGTGTAGGCGCGAAGCCCAAGAAGGACAAGTCCAGCATGAAGAAGGCAGAGCGCAGTCACCGTAATCAAATCACTTCGTTCCGACACAAAATGAGGAAAGACCCGAACTATTTAGAACAGGCATTGTCGCGCAGAATGAAGGGTATGGATAGGGACTTCTTTGAGAAATACCTTGACCAAGTCAAAGGAACCAGCATAGAAGAAGCAATGCAGAACAAAATGTATGATTTCCCGCAAGCCATTCAAGAAGCCGCCAAAGCGTATAGTAAGTTCAAAGGCCGATACGAGATGAGAGGCAAGACGAGTCAAACGCTGGAAAACATGGGCATAGACCAGTCCGACTTTCAACAGGCTTTGAAAGAGCGACCATTTGATGACTTCGGCGATTTGATACAAGACCTGCGACCTGCGCGCGAACCACGGAACGAGCGACAACCGCGGAACGAGCGACAACCACAGAACCGTTTCAAAGGTCTAACCACTCCTGCGAGACGCGCTTTTACTCCGATAGGCGCAAAAACTTCTCGGAACCGAGAAAGCGCGAGGGACTTTTTTGGTGACGAATTGGACACGAGTTCAATGGACCAAATGCAAGAGTTCCGCACGCGCGACATGTATGACGGCGGTCAAGAACCCGGCGACCCATCAACACCTCATCCCGACTTGCTGGAAGGCTTTGACGATAACGAAATGAATTACAACACCGCTGTTCAAACCGCGAGCGGCTTTATGTCACCCCATGCGGCCAAGAATTACAAGGCAAAATTCATTCAAGCGGAAAGAAGAAGGATAGCACGAGAGGATATGAGTGAGTCCGACAGGGAAAGGGCCTTGAGCAGAATCCCTCGCACGGCAGATTCTCTTTATGGTAAGGATAGAGAGATTGCACAAAAATTGAAATTGGCTGAAACTCCGCACGCGAAAGACCGCACCGCTTTGCAAGGCGACGAAGCGGATGAATACACCGACTTTTTCCGAAATTTGATGATGGCTCGGTCCCATAAACTTCGCGGCGACATTGACCCGTATGGTGAGCAGAAAGAAGGGCTTGAAGACGCAACAAGCGAGGTGACGCTACAACCCGGTGGCGGGACCGTGCCGTTCGCTGGCGGAGGAGGACTCGCTCCGCCCCGCGCCAACAAGCGCGCTCCTGCTGGGTCGGTTGAATCTAATCTCTATGGATTCCGCGGGGCGTCAAGCATTCCGCTACCGCGAGTTCGCCCCGGTGAACGAACATCTATGCAAGTGGATGATGAAGAAGCCGAGGTTGACTTGGACAGGGTGCAAGACCGCATGATGACCGGCGAACCGATGAATGTCATGGACGCGGCGTGGGCTTTGTTAAAGGGCAACCCCGACATGCGCGACACA